GCCTCCATCCCAAGGCAGAAAAGAGATACCACTAATCTCATCGAAGTTCCTCCACACCCACGCTCCTACGTCCATCCACTCATCTTCCTTCACAGAGATGGTAACAGATGGTTTATGCTCACACCAATGACGCTGATACATAAGCCATAGATCAAGGTGCTGCATAGCTGTTAAGTCCACACGAGTACGAGAAGACTCTGGTGCTTTCACTGGGAAAGAGAACACCGCAGTGCTGTCTGGCCTCATGACACAGTCCTCTGTAGGAATGCCTGAGTCTGTTAAGAACTTCGTGAGAGGATCTTTCTTATCTCCACGAACACGGCGAACATAATACTCACTATGTCTAGTATGAATACCAGAGGCAGAATTAACAAGTTGAGACACAGTGCCGCTAGGTTTGACACAAGTAATCGCAGCAGACACAGGAATTCCCAAGCGTGTTGCAAACTCATTGTTGGTAGTAATGGTGACATCTCGTAAGTATTCAAGAGATTGCGTAGTGCTTTCACAGACCCTCCCCATCCAAGGATTATCTAAGATACCAGTTAATGATACACCCAAGAGGCGCTCCTCCTCAGTGTTCTTCTGCCAAATCTTACGAAGATATGGGAAGTGCGTTAGAGTGCTCTGGAACGTGCCTAAGATTGTGGCGATGCGTACCTTATTAGCCAAGTCTGCAACGGTATCTTCGGCCCGTACGACAACTTCTGTGAGGTTACAGAACTGATAGGGTCGAAGTATGATTTCGCTACAGGGATTAGTTCCGAAGTCATAATCCTGATTACGTCTGCCGTTCTTTGCAGCTTGACTTTGACTTGCCTCTCGTGAGAAGATTCCTCGCTCTCCAGAGTGACTGTTGTAAAGGCTTGTCCATTCTTGGAGAAACTGTCCAATATCTGGCTTATTAATGTAAGCTGCGCTGTTGTTAGCAAGTGCTCGTTGTGCATTGTGTTCCCACCAGTTTCCACTCTTTGCGCTCCTCATACGGTCATCTTCGAGATCAGACAGACTGATCATTGCACTCCTTCGTACCCCACCGACAACAACAACTTCCCCGATTTTGCAGAGAAGATCATGACACTCGATTGATGTAAGTTTTCTACCAACTGCTCCTCTAAATTTGGCAATAGTGAACTTAAAAAGTTCATCCAAAGGTCCGGGACCAGAGGCACGTCCTCCAAAGGTTCTGAGTCTGGCTCCTGCAGGTCTAATTCTACTAAGGTCATATTTTGCCACTTCCCCAGAGTATAGTAAAGCGATGAGTTGGCGTAATGCCTTGGCCCATCCTTCTTTCGAGTCCGCAACCGAAATAGTAGTTTGAGAATCAAACAACTGGTCTGGCACTTCAGGTAATTGATTAACATACTTATGCTCCACAGAAAAGCCTACACCTGTACCACACAGGAGAATGTACATAGCCTCATCGAATGCTTTAGGGTCATCGATAGGCAGATAGCTGCAGTTATAACCAGCAGTGTTGTCACGGTCTAGTGCCTTGCCTGCGGTCATGATAGCCCTCATGGATGGCATAACATCCAGGTTCTTGACAGCACTGATAAGCTCTAGGCGTAGGTCATTGTTAGGAGAGAACTTATACTTCTCTTCCAAGTGGTTAAACATAAAAGTAAAGTATCGGTCTACTGATTCTTCCCAGTGTTCACGGCGATTCTTCTCTGGCAGGAACCGACTGTATCGACTCTTTGCAATAAACTGTTGATAGTAATCCATATCTATTATTCTTCCCAATTAACTAGCGACTCTAATCTGTCTGCTTTTTCTTCAATAATATCATCAAACCTTTCAACTATATCCTCTGAACGGATTGACAACTCCTCTATGAGCGTTAACTCATCCCATCTTTTCATTCGCTCCTTTATCTCTTCTAATGTTAAGGCCATATATTATACCACACTTTTCTTAGGTTTGCTACGCTTTTTACTAACTACTTGTGGCAGATAGCTAACTGCCTTCTCTAGACCAGCATCCCAGTCAGCATAGTGATCCCACCATACGGTAGTCATATTGTCGTACCAGTAGGTCTTCTCAGCAACAGGATACCATCTCCAACAGGCCATGTTCTCGTCACCTACTAGGTTCAGAGTCTTGACCCCAACACTTGCAGCACAGTGGGCGATAGCAGAATCCACAGATATAACAGCATCTAGTGTCTGGATTTTATTTGCTGTGTCAACCCACTTAAAACTATCTAGGAACCCTTCCCCAACCTGTAAGGACACAAAGTCATACTCAGGGTGTCTTAGAACAAACTCATCTACTACGTCTTTAGGAATCTGCTTTGCAGCCATGTTCCAAGACTTGTTATCAGTATTATAAAAGATGCCTACCAAGGGCTTGCTCCGCTTAGGAGCCACTATCTCAGGGTTACGGTACAGACCCTCTGCACCAAACCACCGCTCAACAGGCTCTGCAGGCAACAGACCATGCTCCATCAGCAGGTAGGGCATAGACATCATCTTGATCCTAAAGGACGATGGAGGACAGTCACGAGGGTTCTTACTGAACTCTAACCTAGTATCCATCCTTCGGAGAAGTGGTGCTATCTCGTCAGGGTAGACACAGAAGACTTCGTTGGTTAGCTGCTTGATCATAGGGATGAATCGAGAGAACTGAATCATATCTCCCCAGCCAGCCTCGGACCAGATGATAACACTGCGTCCCTTGATGTTCTGTCCCGGCATCCATACCGTAGCTCTGTCGAAGTTATTTCTAGCCCCTGGGAACTTAGCATTAGGATTCCAGAAGGCATCAGGTAGAGACCGAAGCTCGTGCAGTTTAAACCCGTTGGCCCAATCGCCTTTACGGATTAGGTTCTGCCCTTTCTTGTAGTCCCTATCTGCGTCACTCCAGTTTATCTTTAGTGTTCCAATCATAATACTTGTCACCAATCTTATCGTAGTTGTCTATCATAAACTCAAGGTAGTGCTTTGCCTTCTCAAGATCCTGCTTACCTGCTTTCTTGCGATGACGCTGCACATACTTAATTACATTACAGGCCCAAGGGTCTAGGCCCCAGTCAAGGAAGACATCCCAAGACTGTATGTTAGTGCCCTTGTAGTGGTCTCCTCCAATCTGTTTAGTCTTGATGTAGTCATCTAGTGTCTTGACATCAGCGTGTTTGCGGTAAGCTACATACCAGTCATTAGGTGTTGCGTTATCAATGCTCATACTTCTTCCTTAAATAGTTAAGACTGACAGGCATCTCATCGAAGCTGCCGTTAGTAACCTCATGCAGAAGCCATATCCCGCGCCAGTACTTGTTACCCTGACTACCTAGATAGTCCTCGTCATGCAGGTAGCAGCAGCCACTAAAGAGACCAGTGATCTGCGTACCATCAGCGCGATTAGAGTAGGCTATCTGTCTGTTCTGCACATGGCCCATCACTGAGGACATATGCTTCTTAGCTAGGAGAGCCGCAGCAGAGGCTACAGCACGCCCCATAACGCCAGAAGTAAAATAATGAGCGTACACAACCCCATCAATAACAACAGGTTCAAGGAACGGTATAACTTCCCAACCATGATGTTCGTAGTTAAGGTCGCTGAGACTAATAGTTCCATCCAGTTTAGGGTCTCCTTCGACAGCTCTGGAAATTCTTTCTTCATGATTTCCAAGAGTGAGGACCATTCTTGGTTTGTACTGTCGTTCCTTGTTTCTCTTTGCTCGATCATTATGTTCCTTAATAGGTGCTAATAGCATTTCCATAGCTTTGTTAGTAACTTCGATATCAGTCTTGTACCGTCTGCCTTCAAAGGACTTCTTACCAACATCGTAGCTAGACAGGCTAGGCATATCTGCAAAGTCCCCAATCTGTACAATCACATCAGGTTTCTTCTCTACAAGATATTGACCTACCCATGTCAGATAACTAAGATCAACACCGTCCTTGACTTGACAGTCGGGGATTATGGCATGAACAGTCATCAGTTAGCGTCCTTGTCTTCGTTGTCTAAAGGCTCTTCATGTACGGTTGCAATGTACTGATTAGGTCCAATAGTCTCGAATAACCCGTCCCTCTCCATCTCATAAGGATCTTTTAGAACAACACGTTCCATCACACCGTTGTAGCCAGTAGCCTCCAAGAACTTACAGAACTCGTGGAGAATCGTAGGCCATGCAGTGAAGTCTGCAAAGTAGTGACGTGCCTTAACAGTCGTAGCCTCTGGATATGTCGTAGGCTCTTCAGTGTCAAACTCAGAATCATAAATGAATCGATAAACTTTACTCATGCTTGCTCCTTAATAGTTCAAAAAAGTACTCTGCGTCTACCACAGCCAGGGGCTTATCTCTGTTTTGTTTGATGACACAAACAGGTTCGTAGCCTCCTGCGTTTCCTCTGGCTTGTTCGTAATAACCGTATACTGAGATAGCTGCTCTGGACTTGCATTCCAAACTAATTGGCAAGACCCGTCTGGCTGCTGGACTGAGTAACAGATCCTCCCCGGAGACGCCCATACTAACTGAGCGAACATCGTCTGCCTCCAGATTGAACTTGGCTAGTATTAGATCTCTTACCCACTTTTGCAGGTGTCTTCCTTTGGACTTGGCGCTGCTCGGTTTCAAGTGTTATGTCCTTTCTTACTTTAATCCACTGCTTAGGTAGATGCATACGGGCATTGCTGTTGTCCATAGATACTGTATTAGCGATGCACAGTGCGTCATCTGTTTCGTCAATAATCCAACCAATGCTGTGACAGAGGTGAACTTCTGCTTTAACATCTTCTTGCCATTCCACATCTGCTACTGCGTCAACCCATTGGATGTACTGCAAAGGGCAGGTGACCAAATCTGGTTTTCGTTTCTTCGTATCCATAACAATTGTCCATTCTCCAGTACTCGTTTATCATCGTTGTCGTATGCTTCCAATACTGCTTTGTACATATCGGCCTCAGTGAGACAGTCCTGAAGAATCTTCTCAGCTTTCTTTGGACCTACACCTCGAATACCAACAATGTTATCAACCCTATCGCCAGTCAGTAGCTGCGTATAGAAATGTCTGATAGCTTGTTGGTCATCGATCAGGTACTTCTTATCCTTAATAAAATTATAATGCCAACCACGAATCATGTCAAGGTCTTTATCGATAGACATGACGATATATTCCTCAATGTCTCCAATCTCATAAGCCTTGATACCGATAGCGTCATCAGCCTCTTGTCCTTCTACTACGATACAACCCCACGCCTTCTCAAGGTACTCCCGAATCAGCTCATAGTGTTTGGGTTTAGCTGCGGTTCGGTTTCCCTTGTAAGGTGCGGTTACTGCTATGTCAGTCCTATAGTTCTTCTTACCTGTGAGATACCCTTGGTAGTCTCCTACATAGGGTTTCATCACCAGTTCTTCCATGAACTCAGCACATCGTGCCAAGCAAATCTTGTCGCTAACTTCCTCGGAAGCGAATCCGATTCGGTAGCATACAATGTCGGCATCGATGAGTGCTAACATTACTTCTTGAGAAACGCAGCCATAGCTTCGAGTGCCTGTGCTGCCTGCTTCTTACTGGAGAACTCGTTGTCATTGATAGTGACAGAGCCATCAGAGGACACAGAAAACTTAAAGCATTCTCCTCCCCAGAATGAGGCAGGTAATCCGTCAACCTCTACTTCAAACACAGACTCTACTGGTGATACCTTCACATTAAACTTAGGTGTAGGTGCTGTTAATTTCTTTGCTGTCATCTTCTTTCCTTTCTTAGAGAACGTCATCGGCTGTTTCAACGGCATCAGATCCTTCGTAGACTACTAGATCTGTGACGATTAGCTTGTTAATCCCAACCCCTACACCCTTCTTGCCTTTGTACGAATACTCATAAGGCTTCAGCAGTGCAATCCCTTTAGACCCGTTACCAACCTTAGCTGTGACAGCGTTACCGTTGGTGTCCTCAGTCTTGATAGGATAGTTTACAGATTTAGCTGTAATGTACTGTCCCTTCTCAGGCTGGCCTTCTTTGGTAAGAACATTCACACCCATGCTCGATAGAGCACCTACAGCGCCTTTGGTAAGGTTACAGAGGTCTACCTGATACTTCCCTGATAGCTGGTTAGGCGTATCCAAGAAAGCCCACATAATCTCTGCCTGTACTTTAAGCGGTTTTAATTCCATTTACTTCTCCTTTTCAAAGTTTGAAATAATATTATACAGGACTCAGTGGAGCTTGTCAACATCTTTTGGATCAGATTTCATATCCTGAAACATGGCCATCATAAAGGCAGTGCTGAAGATACTCTTCAGTTCCTCCATCTTTTTAACCGATGTCTGCATATTAATCGTCCGATCCTTCCTGACATTGATAAATACCACATCCTCCATGTCCTTCCAAAAATCATCTTCAAAGTCTAGTGGGTTTGTGCCCATGTCGTTCCTTTCTTGTATTCACCGTCTAGTGGGCAGCGAAGACCTAAGACTTCTCCTGCTTCCTTGATACTGCTTACTGCTAACTTACCTACTGCATCTGCATCTTCCTGACTGCATTCGATCTGCCACTCGTCATGAACATTAGCTACGAAGTGGGCATTAAGTTTCTGCTGCTGAATCTTACTGTTTAATATGACCAAACCTTGCTTCATCACTATTGCACCAGCACTCTGCAGGAGTGTGTTAAGTGCTGCGTGTGCGGAACGAACCTGTAGTTTCCTACCGTCCAGACCTGGTAGCGTCCCTTGTTCTGATAGGCGTTCAACCTTTTCTCTAAGACTCTTGAGAGCAGGAGTGTTGCGAAGAAAATTACTGATGAGTTCCTGACCATCTTTTGCCGAACCACCAACAATCTTCCCGATTTTGGCAGGCCCCGCACCGTAGAGTAAGGCATAAATAAATGTTTTGGCTTGCGCCCTTGTTTCCAAACCTGCAGCGAGTTGGTTTTTCGTGTGTACATCGCCTTCAACGATTTCTTTTGCATAGCTTTCATCCTTCATATAGTGTGCCAACATCCGTAACTCAAGAGAACTAGCGTCTGCACCCACTAAGACCTTACCATCGTCCACTGTCCAGCAATCCCTGCACTCGTGCCCCCAAGGACTACTACTGCTAGGAACCTGAGCCATGTTAGGGCTGTGGTGTGTCATACGTCCCGTGACTGCTCCATTGGTGATGACCTTACCGTGAACCCTGCGCTCGTCAGATACAAACTCAAGCCATGATTCAACCTGAGCCACCCGTTTCTGAATGAGTAGGTACTCTGCGATTCTCTTTGCTTCAGGAATATCAACTCCGTCAAGAACTGATTCGTCAACAATTACAGCTCCTTTCTCAGTGTGCTTAGTAGGTTTCCATCCCTTCTCAATCAACCGCTTTGCTATCTGCTGGCGTGAACCAGGATTAAATACCTCAACATCATCCTTCAACTGCTTGCCTGTCTTCTCACTAAACCTTTGAGTGACAATGGGCGGGAAAATGGTTTGCAGTTCCTCTTCAATGTCAGACAGTCTACGCTTCCATTGTCCAAGCAGGCACTGGGCTTTCACAGTATCAAGTTTAAAGCCATGCTTCTCCTGCTTAGTAATGACAGCCTGCACCTTGTGCTCTAGCTCGATGGACTGCTCAGAGAACCCACGCAGCTCTTGCGTCAGATATAGGTACAACTCACCACAGATTGTCACGTCTTCTTGACAGTACTCAATCATCTTATCTGTCAGGCCGCCCTCGAAATCTTCGTATTCCTTCTTGGTTCGGTTTACTAGCTTTGCGAGATTGGCTAGACTGTGTCCACCCTCTCTTGACGGGCTTGAGAGTCTTGACATAACCAGTGTGTCCCGTACTTGGCTCAGTCTGATCGAAGTCTTCCATAGTCTGTTTAGGACGGGGTAGTCGAATGATATTCCGTTGTGAGCGATTATCAGTTTGGCTTGCTGAATAAACTTGTTGAAGTCTTGTGCGCTTGTCCATGTCCTTATTTCTTTAGTGTCAATGTCATAGGTACAGCATACCCAAATACAGTCATGCTTTAGATTAGTTTCGATATCCAGTGCAACTCTCATGTAGGTAGATTCCATTTCCTATTGTGTTAAATATTTTATCATACTTTAGAAGTTTTAGCAAGTTATCAAAGTATCCTACCTTCCCATGATTCTCCACACAGATGATCTTAGGTCTACCCAACATCGTCTGGAGCACTGGGTAGTCCAGCCCTTCTATGTCGATACACAATAAATCAGGGACACCATACTCAGCGTATAAGCTGTCTAAAGTTACAACCTTTATTGGTACTACCTTATTTAGCTTGAACTCAGGGTGCAGCTTAATAAACTGAAGCACTGTATCGTAGTCAAAGCTGTTCCTACCTGAGAAGTCATCAATCATAAAAAACTCCAACTCACCAGCCACAGGCCCTACTCCCACATTCAGTATCGTATCCCTGCCACGATGCCTGTTGAAAGCCTCTATGTGGTTTGGGTTTGCCTCCACACAGATCCCTGAGTGTCCACGTTCGTACAGAAGAGCAGTGTTACTGATATTGAAAGGATGGTGTGCCCCAACATCGAAGTAGCTGCACTTCTTAATTTCTAGTTTGTCAAGTATATTAAGAAGTATTAAGTCTTCTCCGAACTGAGAGTAGGTTCTATCACCGTATCGCTGATCAGGATGACTCATGATAAAAAGCTTTCTTTAGAATACCTCATTACTCTTTGGGTTCTGCCAGACTTACCTTTCCTACGCTCTCCTGTGTCTACAATATATCCTTTATCCAGTAATGACCTGTACCGCGCAGTGATACTAGAATAAGGAAGATTCTTAAACATATTTCTTACTTCATCACTAATACAGCCCCTATCACCATAGCTTTTAATAGCGTTATAGACAAGTTCTTCTAATCGTGTAGTGTCTACGGATTCAGCAGCTTGTTTACTAGTATCTACTGAGTCTGAACGATATAAGAATAAAGGGTCTGTTCCAAATGAAAGCTGTTTATCGTCAGTCATAGCTCCTCCATCACAGTCTCGCTCATGCGTCCAGTAATCCGATCATAGTAGAGACCACAAGCAGGGCCAGTCAGTCCACTGAATCGATTCTTCAATACCCGAACCCTGGTTGTATGCCGCTCCTTGAGATCCTCAGCCTGTCCGTTACGCTCCAGACCCAGCACCATAT